TTCAATCTAACCGGGATTACATCGACCATGATGCGAGTGCAGGCCGGCATCAAGCACAAGGAAACCCTGCGACAATATACGGTCAGATTGAAAGGTGCCGGATTCATTGAGCAAGTCGGCAATCTCTATTACCCAACAGATCAAGGGATAAGTTTCAACGGAGGCGCACCCGAACCACCACGCGATACGCAAGAAGTAATGGCAATGTGGATGCACCATTTCAACGCCGGGGCCAGACGGATGTTGCAGTATCTCGTGGATGAGGGTGGCGAGTTTCGAACGTCTGAAGATGTAATGACTGCGGCCAACATTCAACATCCCGAAACGTACAGGCAATACAAAGTTGAACTGAAAAGCACTGCGTTAATTATTGAACAAGATGGAATGATCGCAGCCAACAAAGAGACGTTCTTCCTGTGACCACATCCGAACGCGCCGTAGCAATCGTCAACGCCGAAGCTGAGCATGCAAAAGCGGAAGCCGCAAAGCTTCAACTCGGAGATTCATACGCCTTTGAAAACTTTAAATCAAGAATGATAGACCGGGTAGAAATTCTTCTCAGGCAGATCCCGGAAGCCCCGGAAGAAGAGAAGAAAATAGAGCCGGGATTATTTGACAATTCAATCTAAACTTCTTATATTCTGAAGGGACATGACTGCAACTTTAAGACCGAGATTCTTTTCACCCGTAGGCCGGAAAGCCAAAGCATGGTGTTGCAGCCAATGTCCCACTTTCTGGCCTACGGCTTTTTTATGCCCTCTATGAACTCACAAGAGCTCTCTCCTTACGCAAAGAAACTGCGTGACCCCCGTTGGCAAAAGAAGCGGCTGCAAGTGTTAGAAAGAGACTCCTTCAAATGCCAAGCATGTCTTGCTACCAAAAAACCGCTTCATGTACACCATAGAATTTATGTGAGGGGTAGGGATCCGTGGGATTATCCGAGCTGCTCTTTGGTAACGCTTTGTGAAGATTGCCACGAGCACGAATCTCATAATCGATTCCTTGATGAGGAAGCATTTTTGCACGAAGTAAGGGCGGCTGGATTCTTGGGTAAGGAACTGCGTGGTTGGGCGGTCGGAATTCATTTTATGAAATTATTAGATTTGCCGGCGATTGTAGCATCGGCATATTACAAGGCGTTCCTTGCGCCAGAAACGCAACGATATTTGATTGACCAATTTTTGAAAACGCCAAGAAAAAAGGCGAAGATCAAAAAGACATTGAAAGAGAAATCTAATGGCGTGGCTCAGACTTGATTGTGCGATGTTAGATGATGATTTCGTAAGGCATATTAGTGGGGATGAATTCAAGGCGTGGACGTTGTTTCTCTTGCGCGTCAAAGCACTTGGAGCAAGGGGAAGCGTACCGATTTCCTCCACTGCGACATTGGCATATAACTGGATGGTCCCGGAGACTGCTGTGATCTCAATGCTCAAAAAAGCCCGGGAATTTCCGGGCTCCGATGGGAAACCGGGTGACCGAATTTTCGAGGACGGAGGACGTTGGTATGTCAAGAATTGGTCAAAATACCAGGAAGATCACAAGGCAATAACCGCAAGGGGGGAAACTTCCGGTGATGTGCCAGACGGGACAACACTACCCCACAATAACACTACCCTACAGAACCCCACAAAAGATATTATGAACAAACTCTTTAGTCTCTGGAATTCGCAAGGTATTCGTAAACATCAAGAGATCACTTCGGCAATAGAAAAGGCATTCGAGAAAGCTCGGAAGATTTGGAATGTCGAACAAATCCAACTTGCAATCAGTAACTACGGTAAAATTCTTGCTTCTCCAGAACTATATTTTTTTCATTACAAATGGACGTTAGAAGAATTCCTGACGAGAAAGAATTCGATACGTCAATTTGTCGATCCTGTCTGCTTTGAAAATTTCAAAGAAAGGAAAAATGCGAATGGAACTTCGGGACACAACAGCTCACTTCATGAGCAAACTAAAACTGCTTCGGGACGTTTTACAAAAGCCGGTGGTATTAGACCCCGAAATGGAGAAACGCCGGGAGCTACTCAGAAGTACAATCTCGACGAACCCGATGTTCCAAAACCTGGCGCGGATTCCAAAAAGGTATCAGGGAAAAACTCTTGAGACATACATCGGGCCAGAGCGGGTAAAATCTGATGCGATGAACGCACTTGTCAACGACGGCTCGATAATTCTCAGTGGGCCACCCGGAGTTGGCAAAACTCATTTAGCTGTTGCGCTCTTGTACGAATGGGTGATAAGTAAGCCGCAGGTTCTGAATGAAAACAGGTTAATATGGGACAAGGTTCAGGGTGCTCCGAGGTTCTTACCGAGTGTGGAATTTTACTCTGAGCTCAAAAGCGGATTCTCTACCGAGAAAGATGAGCGGGAAATTTTGATGCCATACCTGAAAACACCGTTATTGATTCTTGATGATGTCGGCTCGGAGAAAATATCGGACTGGACGCGGATGTGTCTCTACCAACTTGTTGATACTCGTTACCGAGAAGTCCTGCAGACTATCGTTACGACAAACCTTAATCTGCGTGAACTGTCCGAGCAACTTGATGATCGTATCGTTTCTCGTTTTCATGAAATGGGAATGATTATAGAACTCGATGGAAAAGATTTCAGGACTCATACGCGATGACTGAACCGGTTGGCATCAAAGAGGCGTTAGGCTCCTACTTCGATCCTTACAACGAAAGTGGACTTGAAGCAAGGTGGCAGAGAACTTTACGGGAACTGAATATCCCATTCAAACAACAGGTTAAACTCAAGAGGCAGAAGCGACGATTGGATTTCGTGATTGATAAAACGCTGAACATCGAACTTGACGGTCTCATGTATCATAAGTACGAAGAAGATGTTAAACGAGATATTCAGGTTGCTGCCGCGGGATTCAAAATAGTCCGCATCAACGATGAAATCTGTTACCGATATACCTATGAGTGTATCGCTTGGATTGTCCGTTGTCTCTTACCTCACATGGACAATGAGCGAATCAAAAGCTATCGAAAAGCAGAGGGTGACTACAACGTGACCTTGCGAGTATTCAATCCAATCGGACGATACTACTGGACATGTTTCGTATGAATAACTTCCATGACTGCGGCAAAGTCATCCCCGAGCGGGAATGGGCGACACACAATTGCGCGGTGAACGGACCATGAACGAATATTCATTAACGAAGAAGGATATGAAGAAGTGAAATACTCGATCATCTACGCAGATCCACCGTGGGCATATAGAAACAAAAACACTGGGGGGTCTATGAACAGTGGAAGTAATGCGAAATACCCCACGATGAGTGTAGATGAAATTGCAAATCTCAAAGTGCGCTCTATCGCCGACAAGAACTCCGCACTCTTTCTTTGGGCCACCGTTCCATTGCTGAAAGAAGGCTTGTTCGTCATGGAAAGCTGGGGATTTTCATACAAGACGATGATAACCTGGCGCAAGATTATGTCGTTGGGGATGGGGTGGTGGTTCCGAGGTCAGACAGAACATCTATTGCTTGGAATACGTGGGAACGTGAAGGCGTTCCGGCTTCAGGAGGCAAATTTTCTGCAGATAAAGTCTCTTCGGCACAGTGAGAAGCCCGAGGAATTTCGTGCTATGATCGAACGAGCAACAGCCAATATGCCCGTTCGCAGACGCTTGGAAATGTTCGCACGCAAGCGCGTGAAAGGTTGGCACGTATTCGGCAACGAAATTGAAGGAGGAATAAAACTCAAATGATGGCGCACTCCACAGTAACAAAACAGCTCCTTCCCGACATCGAAGAACTTGAAGCCTTCTACGTCCCCCGTCTGCAAGAGCTCACCCATTGGGTAATAGGCACAGACATTCCCATTGAGGATATCGAAATCAGCACCCGGCTACAAAACCGAATCCTGCATATCTACATCCTTGTCCCCAGGGAGCGCCGGGGCCGGTTAATCGGCAGGGAGGGTAATACAAGCCAGCTCTTACAAAACCTCATCAGCATCATAGTAAAAACGAATCAACCCGGCTTGAGCAGTCAACTCCACATCACAGATGACAACGGGGTGAGAAAATAGTGAAAATAGTTCTTGCAATTGAAGAAACTTATAGGTAAACTTATCCCATGCAGAAAATCAAAGTCATAATCCTTAAATGCCTCCGATGCGGTCACGAGTGGAGGCCGCGCAATCCCGAAATCCGCATGTGTCCGAAATGCAAATCGCCGTGGTGGGACAAAGCAAAATGAAATCCACCGAACTCATCATTGCCCATCTCGATAAGGATGCAGAAACCTACGGCATGGCAATCACCCGTGAAGCGTGCAAAAAATTCCTGTTGCGGAAAACTCTCGCCGGAGGCGGGACAAAGCGCAAGCCGATATCGAGAAAATGGATTCAGGAAGCCTACGCAAAACAAGGTGGAATGTGTCATAGGTGCGGAGACTACATGGAACTCCCCGACGTGGCCGGGGATCATCTCATCGCATTGGCTTTAGGAGGAAAGCACACGCGGAATAACATCAGGGCTATGCATCGTTCCTGCAATGCAAAAAAGGGCGCGGCTTCACTCAGCACAGAATCCAAGCGCACCGGCAAAACCGTAATGGAGCAGTTGAGAAATGGCTGAACGAACAGGAATTGAATGGGCTGATGCGACCTGGAATCCCTGGATGGGATGCAAGAAAGTCTCGCCGGGATGTAAGAACTGTTACATGTTCCGCGACATGACATTCTACGGGCGCGATCCGAACATCGTTGTGAAAGCATCCGAAGCATCGTTCCGCAATCCTTTGAAGTGGGCAAAGAACGGCAAACTAAAAACTGGCGCAAGAATCTTTACTTGCAGTTGGAGTGATTGGTTCATTGACAAGGCCGATGAATGGCGTGAAGATGCGTGGAGAATTATCAAACTCACGCCGCAATTCAATTACCTAATTCTCACCAAAAGACCGGAACGCATTGCAGACCACCTACCGCCCGATTGGGGGAAAGGATATAAGAACGTATGGCTTCTGGTCAGCGCTGAGAATCAACAAACGCTGGAAGAACGCCTTGAGTTTCTTCTTGATATTCCAGCTGCAATTCGTGGTGTAAGTGCTGAGCCATTACTTGGGCCAATTACTTTCTGGCGCTACTTTCCGCAAGGCACTTGCAAAAGACCCGTGTGTACGCAATACACGAGGCTGAATTCTAAATATGAGAATGGAATCCATTGGGTAATAACCGGTGGCGAAAGCGACAAAAAGTCCCCGCGGCTAACCGATCCCGAATGGGTCCGGGCTATCCGCGATGAATGTATCAAGGCTCATGTCGCTTTCTTTCACAAACAACACGGCGGCACAAAAAAGATTGATGATGCTTGGGGAGGAAGATTGTTGGACGGTAGAGAATGGAATGAGTTTCCAACCGTAGAGAGCAATCACTAATGAACTCCGCACTCACCAAAGAATTTGAACGCCTCCAACAACAGTACCCCGGTACGATTGTCGGTTCACCCTTGCGGGACCCGCACGGGGTGTATGCGGTGGAATTTATGCGGCCTGATTCCCGGACATATTACTTTGCGGTGAAAAACTCAGTAGCCGGAGATACCATTTCCATTCACAAAAGCCTCTACGGAGCCGCGCAGATTCATAAGCGTAATATCATCATTGCCATATTCGGTGACTTCTATTTGTTCACTCCCGATGACATTAAACGCGCCGGAAAATTCGAGAACAAGCACAACGGCGCGACGATGATAAATTTCTCCATGAAGTGCGGGACGGCGTTATCAGAGCTCGGGAAAAAGAAAACGCCGGAGCCGGAATTATTCGATCAATCAAAACTGAGCGACAAGGGCAGGGTAATTGTTGACTCACTCAAGCGGGAATGCGGTGCGGTGGAAGTGGATCAGATATTATGCAAAGCATAAACGACAAATCGCTCATCCAATCTGATAGTTGGCTTTTTGAAGCGACCGAATGTGTCTACTGCGGACGCAAGAACATCCCGCTCAACATGGTTCAATGGAACGAAATGGACTTTTGCGACGATGCAGAAAAAGCGGCCTACATCATTGAACACATCGATGACGAATATACGGAAGGGAACAACTGATGCCGAAAACAGTGAGGGTGAAGGCGTGGTTACTATTGCGAGGCGATGGAAGTTTGCGAGCTGATGAAAGTTGGATAAACTTCATTTACTCTTATGGCAAATATGGTCTCTGGGTAACGTCGAGAGAGGCAAAGGGACGTGCTATGTACCACATTGAGTCCGGCGATCTCATTCTCCCCGCCACCGTCACCATCCAACTCCCATCATCCAAACGAAAGAACAGGAGTAAGAAATGAAATTTGAAATCAAGCACCGATTTACAGGCGCGATGCTTTTCTCGCTGGAAACTGACTCGCTCAAACTCTGTGTAGAAGCGGCAGTTAAATCCGGCGCAGACCTGTCCCGCGCATACCTGTCCGGCGCAGACCTGTCCCGCGCATACCTGTCCGGCGCAGACCTGTCCGGCGCATACCTGTCCCGCGCATACCTGTCCGGCGCATACCTGTCCGGCGCAGACCTGTCCGGCGCATACCTGTCCGGCGCAAACCTGTCCGGCGCAAAAAATTTCAACAAGCATCTCATCACACCGCTTCGGATTCTCTTAGATCAACCGGGGAAAGTCAGAGCGTACAAACTTGTGAACGCGGAAAATATCGGCCCGTTCAATGGAGGCATCAAGTACGAGATCGGTAAAAAGTACGAAGTGAAAAACGCATCCACCGATGAAGCCGAACACTGCGCCGCAGGGATAAACCTCGCCACACTTGATTGGTGCATGAAGGAATGGAAGGAAGGCTACAAGATTCTCCTTGCAGAATTTGAGTCGAATGATATTGCGGCGATCCCGACAGCGACAGACGGGAAGTTCAGAGTTCGCAAATGTAAGATCGTCGGCGAGAAAGATTTGGTAGAGATCGGATTGATTGAGAAAAAAGAAAACCCATCACCCAAGAGGAAGAAACGCAAATGAAACAAGCAGACATTCAGGTTGGTCACGAATATCTATTCATTTGCACCGACGTTGAACATCGAAAAGATATGGTGGGAACGATTGTAAGGGTAATTCGTAAAAGACCCGGAAGAGCAAAAACCGCTTTATATAGCGGAGTGATCCCATATACTGCCAAATCACCAATGCGAATTGGACTCAGTAATGGTCGATGGGCAAATGCGGCAGAGCTTCGAGAAATCGAGACAAGGAAATGACCGACGATCAGCGAAAGACATTTGAGGAATGGTGGAGACTAAATTCCTGGAGATTTTCTTCTGGATTTATTGACCCTAATCCACATCACGAAATTTTAGGTGCAACAGAACAAGCCTTTGACCTCGGCCTCCGCACCGCCCTCAACTGGAAGCCGTACCCGGAGTTTAAGCCGGGTTTTAGCCGCCTACCTTTTATTATCACATGGAAAGATGCCGACGGTCGATCAAGGGTTGATGCGGCAATGTATTCTTGCGCCTTAGATGAGTGGACTGGCTATAATAAAGCCATTTCAAGCAGAAGAGTCACCGCCTACCTCGAATCACTGGAACCATATCAGAAGGAGAAGTGATGGCAAAATGTCTAAGATGCGGTGCTGGCGATGAATGGTTGGAGGGGAAAATCAAAGCAAAATCCTCCGACATGATAAACGCCAGCATGCTAATCAAAAAGTTAAATACCCTGGTTAGATATTCTGGTAGTCCATCATCAAATTCAGAATGGTATCGCATGGGTATTTCAGATGAAATCTTAAATATTATTACCATCATCGAGCAAGAACTAACGCACAACAAAATCAATCAAACACAATCAGAGGAGTAGTTATGTCACAACAAAAATATGGGAGATATTGAGGTATGAGAGTCCTCGTAGCTTGTGAGTTTTCCGGGATAGTAAGGGACGCTTTCGCTAAAAGAGGTCACGATGCGTGGAGTTGTGATTTGTTGCCAACGGAGAAACCAGGTCAACACATTCAAGGCGATGTTTTGGAAATTCTGAATGATGGGTGGGATTTGATGATAGGGCATCCACCTTGTACTTACATCAGCTTCGCCGGAACAAGACATTGGAACCAACCCGGTCGAGTTTTCAAGAGACTTGACGCGCTTAATTTCTTTGCAAGATTGTGGGAAGCCCCTGCACCAAAGATTTGCTTAGAGAACCCCAAGAGTTGTGCAAGTCCGGTCATTGCCAAATATACGCAAGAGATACAACCATATTATTTTGGAGATCGGGAGTTTAAGACAACGTGGTTATGGCTCAAGGGACTCCCACCACTCATACATAACAAAGAAAGCGATATGTTTGAAGCACAAACTCATACCGAACGACCAGAACCTATAACCGTCGATAACACAGTTAGAAAGAAAAAGCGTTACTTCGTCGACTTCACCAAGAACCCGCATGAAAGAAGTCGCACCTTCCCCGGTATAGCTAAAGCAATGGTGGAGCAATGGGGGGGGTAATGCGTCACCGCAAGATCGACCATAACCAAAGAGAGATAGTCGCAGCCTTACGAAGAATAGGAGCAAGCGTAGCGTTACTCTCGATGGTGGGGAATGGAGTACCGGATATTGCCGTAGGTTTTCGTAAATTGAACTGGTTTTTTGAGATCAAACATGGCGACAAGCCAAAGTCAAGAAAGCAACTCACTCCAAAAGAAAAAAACTTTCACAAATCATGGCAAGGCCAAATCGCCATAGTAGAAAACTGGCAGGATGCCTTCAGAGTCATAGGAGCGACATCATGAGTATCATCGCATGTAGAATCCTGAATAATCAATCGTATGAAATGGCATCAGACTCGATAACTGCTCGTGGTTGGACGCAGAGTAAGGGAGACCGGTCCTACCATTCAAAGCTCGTCGAAGTTAATGAGATGGTGATCGGTGCGGCGGGGCTCGCTTCTGAATCGGCGATGTTTCAACTGTTCGCATCAACACGTCGCCCTGCCGATGCAACCGTTGAGTCATTGCTTAGATTCATGGGAGAATTTTGTGAATGGAAGAAAAAAAGCATTGACAATGCAACTCTTGAATGCCAATATCTAATCGGATTTATGGGCAAGGTGTTTCGTATTCATAGTTGGTTTATTGAGCAGATAGCTACATTTGAAGCGATCGGTGCAGGCGAAGATTTCGCTCTTGCTGCGATGCATCTTGGTCATTCCGCCGAATCAGCTGTAAAAGTTGCATGTGAATTGTCGGTTTTCTGTGAGCCGCCAATCATCACCATCAAAAAGTCATAGGAGCGATGAAGTAAACAATCACTGCAACATGGTATTGACAATCGCTTGATAAATCAATACATTCACCTCCATGAATCAACATAGCCTCAATGGGAATGGACAAGAGCAGAAACCCGAAAAGAAGAAGCGGGATCGGTCTAACCGAAACACCGGGAACCCGAATGGGCGGCCAAAGATAGTTCTGGATTGGGAGAAGATCGACAAATGCCTGTTCATTCAATGCACTCTTGTCGAAGTTGCCTACGTTATAGGAGTATCGGTTGATACTCTCGAAAATCGTACCAAAGAAGAAAAAGGGATGGCTTTCTCGGAATATCGAGAACTAAAAAGTGCGGGCGGCAAAATGAGTCTCCGGAGAAGTCAATGGGAACATGCCGCCGGATATCCAGCCGAGTATAATTCCAAAGGTAAGGTTCTCCGTACAGAACAGAAGGCCAATACTGGAATGTTGATCTGGCTCGGCAAGCAGTATCTTGAACAAAAGGAACCATTCGTTCTTACCGGTAAGGGAGGCGCTCCATTATTCCCGTCCATTCAGATCAAGCGAGATCCATTCGAAGAGCTTGCTGAGATGCTCGCCAAAAACAAGATGGTCCTAACGCCCCAAACAAGTGGAAACAACGGCACGGGTAGCTGAACAACTTCGCAAGTTATACAAGAAACCTGAAGCCGAGCGGATGCTTCTCCAGGTGCGCCGGATTTATTATCAGACTCATCCAGTTGAATACATGACCGAACGATTGGGCATAGACCGATCGTCGATCATTTGGAGCGACAGGCCGGAATATAATTTGCATACATGGGATGGGACGAGAGATCCTATAGCGACAGTCTTGCTTGAATTGTCAAAGTGGAATTGGGTCGGAGTGGAAAGTGGGACATCAACGGGGAAAACCTTCATCGCGGCCTGCATCGTTCTCTGGTTCCTGGAATGTTTCACTGATTCTCTTGTCGTAACGACAGCACCGAAGGAGAAGCAACTTAAACTGGGATTGTGGCGAGAGATCAATAACCTATTCCCCGCTTTCGGGCTTGGAGAGTTGCAAGAACTCAAAATCAAGATGGATCCTCCTTCCGACAACTGGATTGCGGTAGGATTCGTATCTGGATTGCGGGCCGGAGAGGTATCGAGCACGAGGACTCAGGGCTTCCACGCAAAACACATGCTGATAATTTGCGAGGAAATGCCGGGAATCCCAGAGCCGATCATGACCGCCCTCCTGAATACGAGCCAAGCCGAGCACAATCTCATTGTCGGTATCGGGAATCCGGATCATCAACTGGATGCCCTGCATCAATTCTGTAGTTTAGGCAATGTCACTCAAATACGAATCTCCGCCTTCGATCATCCCAACGTGATCTTGGGGAAAGAAGTGATTCCTGGCGCCGTGACAAGAGCAGGAATTGACCGGCTGAAGAAGCGCTACAAGGGAGAAGATAATCCTTTGTACTTGTCCAGAGCTCGGGGGATATGCCCTTCGCAGTCAACCGACTCAGTTATTCGTCTGGAATGGTGTTATGAGGCAGTAAAGAAATGGGAAGCTGCTTGCGGGGAGAAAGCAACCGAATCTCTTGAAGGGAAATTGAAGTGCGTCGGCGTCGATGTCGCCAATTCAGAGGATGGGGACAAGGCCGCCATAGCTGAAGGGCGGGGCAACATTCTGGAAAAGCTCGAAGCCTTCCATTGCCCGAATGCGAATGCTCTCGGTCATCAAATTGCCATGAAGATCCGGGAGGAGAAACTCGATCCTACTCAGGTTGCCGTTGATGGGGTAGGAGTGGGGGCAGGGACAGTGAATACCCTGAAAGAATATGATATGCGTGTATGGCCGCTGGATGGAGGGCCGGTAGAAGTTTTTGGTGAAGTAGAACACTTCAATTCGCTTCGGAGTCAGATGTGGTGGCAGTTGAGGCACGATCTCGAGCACGGACTAATCGGCCTTCCGAGAGATGAGGAAATGTTCGCCGATCTTGTTACTGCCAAGTGGGAGATTCGATTGCAGAAAATCAAGGTTGAAGAAAAGAAGGAAATTAAGAAGCGCCTGAGTCGGTCACCCGATAAGGGCGATGCCGTCGTTTACTGGAATTGGGTGAGGGCGAGAAGAAATGTAGCTCCTGCTGTTGGACCTATTGCCGAAGAGGAACATAGGAACCTGAAATCCAGAGAACGATCAACCTATCACGCGGAAAGAACAAGGAGATTTTGACATGGTAGAATTTTTAGCGGATACGATTTCGACAACAATTGGTGTGACACTTGGTTGTTATCTCTGGACCAAGTTCGTCTCGCCGAGAACACAATCCAAAGCAGAAGCCGATGCCAAGTAAGCCGAACGGTACACCGGACAATACTCCGGATGACCAAATACTCATCTTCTCAACCTATCAGGATGTTTCCGGGATGAAGTTCGAATATGCCATTGGCAGGAAAGGTATTACGACTATAGGTGGAATGATGGAAGTCCGGTCATTGAGAATTCCAAAGGAACTGTTGACACCGGAAGAAAAGAGGTTCCTGGATCAGGTACATGTGCAGATATTGAAACGAGCATCAGCGCAGATTTCTCACCCGAATATCATCACCTTGAGCAAGGAGATTGTGGTATGAACAAATTCCAGGCGGGGTATGTCAAATTCGTCAACAACATATTCGGTGGGTGGTTCGAGACGTATTTCAAGGAAGCGATAGCATTACAGGGAACCGATGAATTGGATGAGAATAAGTACCGGAGGCTCACGGCTAAGAAGCGTGATCTCAAGCCAATGCAGTTCAAGCAAATCATGGATGGAGCCTTTTATCTCTGGCAACGCAATCCAATGGCACGACGGATGATCGAGATAATTCTGGATTTCACCGTTGGGAATGATCTGGATGTGAACTGCCGCATCATGAAAAAAACAAAAGATGGGCCACAGGATATGAATAGACCGGAACCGCAGGAGCTCTGGAAGAAGTTTTGCGAGGATCCGGTTAATGCGGTCTACGATGACATAGAAACCTTTCTGCAGGACTTTCTCATCTTCGGAGAGTTGTTGATGCCGATGGCAGTCAATGAAGCAAACAAGATGCCGCGCTTCGGATTCATTGATGTTGGAGAGATCGAGAAAGTGGTGCGTGATGAATCGGGACGACGTATTGCATCGGTATTTGTCAAGAGTGAAAATGAGGCCAAGTTGCGAGAGGTGAAAATTCTGAATAAGGATGCCGGTGAGTGGGAAGGTGAGGCATTATACTTTCAATACTCGCGCACGCTCACCAAAAGCCGTGGACAGAGTTTTCTCACCGAACTATTGGATTGGATTGACGCACTCGATCAGTTTCAATTCAATGTGCTGGAAGGAAGCGCACTGAGGAATGCGTTCTTTTACGATATGACGATGAAAGGTGCGACCAAAGAGGAGTTGAAGCAGGTGGACGTAAGTTCTCCGAAACCCGGAAGCGTGCGCGTGCATAACGAAGCGGTGGAATGGGATGTCGTCTCACCGGAGTTGAACGCCACCGATACTTCGGAGAGCATGAGACAATTCAAGAACATGATTCTTGCCGGAAAGGGATTCCCGGAGCATTGGTTTGCCGATGGGGGAAACACGAACCTTGCCACAGCCGAAAAGATGGCGCAACCTGTCCTGCAGATGCTCAAGCGCCAGCAAAAGCAAATCAAGTATATTTTGAAAACACTGGCGACCTACGCAATCGAGGTTCAGGCCCAGGGTGTTCTGAATTTGGGCAAGGACGAATATCTGGATATAGAAGTTGTTACTGTTGATTTGGAACGCTCCGATGCGGCAGCGCTGGGGGCTGCGTTCACCGCAATTGTCGGCGCCCTGTCAACGGCAACAGATAAAGGATGGGTGTCAGACGATAAGGCGAAGCAAGTAATTGATACGATTATCTCCCGATATGGCGTTCCTCCAGATGAAGAAACCGTTGAATCTATTATGGAGAAGAACAAGAGCAATCGGGATGCGACAGACCAGAATGAAGTCGATGATCTTTACGTCAAGACAGGGAACAATAACGGAGACACGAAGAAAAAGAAACAACTTGCGGAACAGTACGCTTAAAACATGCCGCACAGCCGAAGGCAGATCGACGCTGAAATCCGCGCCGCATTAAGAGAGATTCAATCCTTAGAGAACGCCACAGTAAAAGACGCGCTCCAAATGTTGTCCCGGCTCCGGGAGCGCGTAGTCCTCGCCATTGCTGAAGCGGGGCCATTCACCCAAGTCGTCGCACAGGAAGTCAAGAACCGAGTCGCCACAATCATTCAGGAGTTCGACTCCAACCTGAAGGATAAAATGACCGAGAACCAACGCCGGATGTTTACCCGGGGAATCAAACTGGTGGATAGAGCGGTTGATGCTGCCGACCTTATCAAAGCGGTTCCTTACTTGGACGAAACCGCACTCAAGACGGCGCAAGCCTTCACAGCGGATCTGATCACAAATCTCACCGATGATATGAGAGGGAAAATTACTTCGCAGATTCAACTCGGGGTTTTGGGGCAGAAGTCAGCAACCGATATTATCAAGGAGGTGGGAAGAAATCTTGCCGGGCCGTCGGTGTTTGGAACGATACGCCGCCGTTCAGAGATCATAGTTCGTACTGAGGTTAACAGAGTTCAAGCCCTTGCCACCGAAGCCCGTCTGAAGCAGCTTAAAGCCCGGGTGCCAGATCTCAAGCAGGAGTGGCTCCATTCGGGATTGGGACAACCGCCGAGGCAAAACCACGTCGATATGAACGGCGTTCAAGTAGCCATAGGTGAAAAATTCCACCTGAGAGCCAAAGAGGGCGACAAGGTATATCTTATTACTGGACCCTATGATCCGACGCTTCCAGTGGGTGAAACTGTCAACTGCCGATGCGTGGCAATCCCGGTTGTTGGGCGCTTCGAGAAAAAAAGTTCAGAAAACACTTGACAATACGTTAAGAATTTCGTAACATCACACGCAATAGCAAGACCACGATCGACGGCCAGAAGGCTGCGATAGTGAGGCAATCTTAAAAACTGGTTCGCAATGGAAGAGCCAGTAAAAGAGATTGCCTTTTTTTTTGACCAAATAAATCATAAGAGGAGATTGTGCTATGGCAATCAGATCAACCCTGAAGGATCCGAAGAAACCACCGAAGCACATCCGTCCCGAGTCGGCAGAAGGCGTACCCGATGCGATCGTAAAGGCGGCGAAGAAGGAAGATGATACCGCAGTGGTGGTGAGTTTCGCCAAGACGGAAACCGGATTCTCAGCAGTCGTTCATAGCGACACCCGGGGATATTTCAAGCTCGCTCTGGACAAGAAAGGCGACAAGATCGGCGCCGTAAAAGCACCGGAAGAGCCCGCCGACAAGAAATAAGATGCTGAAGTTACTGAAAGAACATATTGTCCGTTTCCTGGAAACGGATCCTCCCACGCCACCTATTCCAGCGGAGGGAGAAGAGAATGGTCGTTTTCAGGAAGCCGGTGACTTCGACCGTGCCAATTCTACTGCCCCCGAAAAGGGAACGATTTGGGAGGCGACAATACTACGTTTCGGCAAGAGCCAGCGCGCCCCTCATTTCGTCTACACGAAGGAAAACATTTCCCGGAATCTCGAAGCCTTTGAGGGAGCGCGGATTTACGCCAACTCGCAGACCGACGATTTCGGACATAAGAGAGCCGGGACCAAGACAGAGCGCGATGTCGTCGGGATTCTGACCGAAGCCCGAATAACCGAAAGCGCTCTTGTGGGCAATATCAACATCATGCCTGCGGCCAAATGGCTGAAGGATAATCTGCTGTTTCTGGAGAGCAAGAAGAAGCTTTCGACATTTCAACTCTCCATTGATGCAACCGGGGTAACAAGACAGGATCTCTATAACGGCGAGAAGCTTCCTCACGCCGTCGCATTTCACTCCGTCGATGTGGATGTTGTCGCTCGCGGGGCAGCTGGTGGAAAGTTTAATCGTTTGATCGAATCAATCAATCATCTCAAGGAAGGGGTAATACCCATGAAGAACAAACTTTTGTCCATTTTCCTAATGCTCTACCCGCAGTTTTTGGAGAGCAAGGGAGTGAAAGACTACCAACTGATCGATGAGAACCAGTTGTGGACATATCTCTTGGAAGCAGACAAGCCGCAGTCACGTCTGCACCTGCCCGATGGAGCGCAGATGACAGAATCCCTTGTGGATGAATGTCTTGTGAAGATGCGGGAAAGCTTCGCCGGGAAACCGGCTGAACCTGCGAAACCAGAGCCTCCGGTAAAACCGGCTGCGATTGAAGATCCGCAATTGAAGGCGATGAAGGAAAGCATGACCGCCCTTCAGCGCGACAATTGTACGAATATGCTCGAGGCATCACTCGGACAGATTCCAATGCCGGAAGTTCTTAAGAAACATGTTCGCACACAGTTGAAAGACAAGATCTTCACTCAGGCCGAAATGAAGGAAACGATCAAGACGACGAGAGATACCTTCGCCGATCTGATCCCGGCCAATCCCCGGAGCCATTTCATCGAAGCCGGAGAACAGGAACAAGACAAGATCCAGAAAGGGATTCTCGGGTTATTCCTTGAGGCCAGCCCTCATCCTCTTACGCCGGAAGAGCGCAAGAAATACTTGGGCGACACCCCTGCGCTTCGCAGTCTGAAGGAAGGATATATCCTAATCACCGGAGATAAGAACGTCACCGGACGGCTGGATAAGAGTCAGCGCTTCACAGAATCACTCCAGTCCGGGACGCTCTCTTTGGTGCTGCAGGATGCAATCCATGTAGCGATGGCCAGAGAATACGGAATGATGAACCTCAACACATGGGAACAGTTCGTGAATGTGGTCCCGAGAGGCGACTTCCGTACGAATCATCTGACCAGATGGGGTGGGTACGGAGATCTCCCGGCAGTTGCCGAGGGAGCGCCGTATGTTGCCATGACCAGCCCCACGGATGAGGAAGCGACATACGCCGTGTCGAAACGTGGCGGGCTGGAAAGCGTCACACTCGAGATGATCAAGAACGACAACGTAGCAGTTGTCGGTAAGATACCCTTAAAACTCGCACGGGCGGCCGCGTGGACATTGCATCGGTTTGTGTACGACTTCATCAAGCCGGGTACAAATCCGACAATTTACGATACTCTTGCTCTGTACCATGCCACTCATGCCAACACGGCGACAACGGCGATGGGGATAGACGGCGTCGCAATCTTCGCCGCATACAAGCGGATGGCGAAGCAGACAGAACGCGACTCGAGCAATCGTCTCGGCATCCGGGGAAAACACATTCTCGTCCCCGTGGATCTTGAGGACAGCGCTTACAAGAGCGTCACGGCAGCCTATGGACTGGCGAATCAGACGCCTACCTTCATCCAGAAACAGGCGTTCAACGTCATTCAGGTTCCTCACTTCGACGATGCAACCGATTGGGTGTTGGTCGCAGACCCGGGTGATGTGCAGGGATTGGAACTCGGTTTCCTGGACGGCGAACGTGAACCGGCCATCTTCGTATCGGATATCCCGAACGTCGGATCTTTCTTCACGAACGACGAAATCACCTTCAAGATTCGCCATATCTATGGCGGGTCAGTAACCGATTTCCGGGCGTTCGACGGATCGATTGTCGCCTAACCGTAGGCGCTTGACCCAAAGGGCCCGAAGGGGAGCAATACTCTTCGGGCTTACTTAAAAAAACGAATTATAAACACAAGGAGAATGGAACCATGAATAAGAATTTGAAACTCGGGCTCGTAATCGGCAGCGTTCTTCTGGTTGCCATTGCGGCCCTCGGGATGTATCAGTCATCGGGCGGTATCGTTGTCGGATACAGGACCAGCGTTGCCAGCGCGACAACGATGAACCTATCATCCGGGAGCGTATTCAATGTCACTGGCACCGCAGTCTGCGATAGTATCAGACCCGGTGCTGCGGGCAAAATCGTCTGGCTTGTCAGTGCAAGCACAGATACCTTAACCGATGGAAAGAACCTGAAACTTGCTGGCAGTTTCAACGGGACGGCAAGCGATGTCATTTGTCTGGTGAGTGACGGGACAAATTGGATTGAAGTTTCCCGCTCGGTCAACTAAGGCTACCTGATGAGTCCATAGCAGGACGAAACGCTTCCTTCGCTCGATGAGTTGGGGAAGCGTCGTAGCAGTAAGAGAATGAGTCTTTCTCACAACATGGGTGACGTGTGGCCTCGAAGATCCTAACACCGCCAGCGACATACACGGCAGCAACACGCACGATTTCCAGCGCCACAATGGTTCCCATCTTCGAACTCGCCGATCAAACATTCCAGCGACAAGTTATTTTTTGGATTGGGACTGACGTCTATTGGGGACGGGTCGCTACTTTCGTGAGTGTTACAAGTGTAATCTTACTGGTGGGGGGAAATCTTCCGGCCGGTAACGGATCCATCCTCGGTTTGACGTTACTCGATACCTCAGAGGCGCACACCTATCAGGCGTACAAGGATCAGATTCAATCAATGATCAAAGACCTGACGGGAAGCGATGCCAAGCTCACTACTTCTTCAGGCGGGGATATCGAGAAGATCATTGCCCGGTCGATCGGAATCTACAATCGCGACAAACCCTGGCTTGTCTCCAAAAAGGTGACGGGAAACGCCACGAAGGATTATGTCTTGTCGACGATCTTTGGAAGCCTCTGGACGAATGATTACAGCTCCATTGACAGAATCGAATCACCTCTTGATCAGCTTCCGGCCGCCTATCTTGAACCGGGCGAATACACGATACATGATGACGGCACCGCCCAAGATGGTACGAATCTCAAGCTTCGATTTTATACGCTCATTCCCCCCACGACCGAGTTCTTCAATGTGCGGATCAGAGTAGAACGGGTATTCCCTCCGGCAGGAGTAGCGAACTATCCCGACACAATGGAAAACTTCACGAACATCACGACACTCTCGGCGGCGCTTGCTTGCGCGGTATTGGCCGCTGTCTATGCCCCGAGCGTCGATCAGATGATCAGTCTCGATAATGTCCAACACAACGAGAAAACCCGCAAGTATATGGAACTTGCCAAAATGTATCGTGAGCAGTATAACCTCGCCGTATTCGGAACAACCGATTCAGAGAAAGCTCTTACACCGGCTTTCGTCGACCATGACGTGGATCTTGAATCAGTTAGCGGCAATAGGCTCATCTTTCACGGCGGGAGGAACCGGTGAGCGGGATTATCAACGTGGAACGGGTCGCGCAGGCTATGAGAGATGAACTGATGGATCAACTCATGGCAATCGGTCTGTCTCTTGAAGGGGAAGTCAAGCGCAACGCCCCCAAAGCAACGGCATCACTGGCCGGTAGCTTCGTTACTCGGGGGACAGCTACATTGTTCGGAACCGAGGTAAGCGTAGGATCTCCGAAGTGGGATCTGTACGGTTCCTATCCAGAATTCGGTACTCGCCCTCATTGGGCTCCGATTGAACCCTTGATTACATGGGTCAGAGAAAAGGGACTGGCGAAGATGTCTCTTGATGTCAAATTCCCGGAAGGCAAAACGAAGCGTGTGCGTGGTCAGACAACGGCGCTGTATCGTGACCGGAAGATCCGCTCCATTGCCCGGGCAATTCAAATGAAGATTGCAAAGGTGGGAACTCGTGAACAATTGTATGTCCTCAAGAGCATCACGAATCTCGGGCTTTCTTATCGTCTCGTTGAACAGGAAGGCAACATGTATTACCTGATCGATCCTTCCTCCATGATGGATGCGAAGGCAACTTGGGATAACATCACCCGGAGAATCTAAACCGTGCCGACCCTGTATGAAGCGACCCGGGATGAGATCGAAACACAGCTTAATGCCGTTACTGGAATCGGTAAGGTCTACGATAGCCCGAAGTTTGCCACCGACTGGAAGGAATGGCTTGACCTCCACAAGGCCGCAGATGGAAAGATCAAAGTCGTATGGTTCTCGCTTGAGAGCGTAACCGAAAACCCGCGTGGTGATCTTGGATCGACGGAGATCGATGATTTCATTAACTATACGGAGCGAACCGAGGTGTGGGCTATCGAGCAGTACTATGGATTCAAGGACGATGAATCGGCGCCCTCAGATTACACTTTTCAGCTTCTTGTGGAAGCGATAGAGACCAAATTCAGGTTCTTGCAGACACTCAACGGGAAATGTCATTTCAGCTTTCCCCTGAACAGGACATTCTCAGGGCTTTTCATGCTCGGGAACGTGGTACTGTCTCATAAGGCAGAATTCAAACTTAAATTACTTCACAGGATTCAAAACCCTGCGACAGAATAACCAATAAGAAAGGAGTCATGAAATGGCTTTAGGAAAAAATCGTCGTCGGATCAACGTCAAGGCAGGGGGAACACTCCTGCTGCGCGAACTCTCTCCAACTCCTACCGATGCGTTCTCAGATGCCGGATACATTGAATCGCTTGTCGTAAATGACGAGGCGACGATGATCGACATCCCGGATGCGGAAGGGAATATGATCGAGTACTTGTCCGGCCAGCGCCGGGTAGGGCTTGAGATCACCCTGTCGCAGTCATCGAAGGATGAAATCGATGTCATCAAGGATGCGGATGGAAAGTACTACGATCTGTTCTATGCCGTGCCATTGGTGAATTTGAGCGAAACGCAGCAGTGGTCGTTTTGCTTGGTAAAATTCAAACCCGGCCCGAATCTGAATTTCGCCGGAGCCACCAAGCGCACGATCAAGCTCGAGGCCGTTGCGGTTGTTCCGAAGGCGGCTTTCACCCGCACACCGGCGACGTTCAACATCGTTGCTAATCAGCCCTATATCACCTATCAGAATGCGACACCCGCAGCCACGCCAACCGATGTAGCGGCTGACATGGCAACGGCGATTATCTAACCCGCGAAGAAAAGGACGAGTGAAATATGGCCCTCCAAAAACTACGGACGCGGATCTTCGTTCACGGCCTCGGGACATTGCAGGTGCGTGAGGTGGATCCGACACCGGCAACAAGCTTCTCGGATGTCGGCTACCTGAAGAATTTCGTCTTAAACGATGGCTCCGATATGGTTGATATCGTGACCGACAACGGACACATGGCCGAATACCTGAGACAGAAGCAAAAGGTCATGGTCGATGCGAATCTGTTTCAACTCGGAGAGGACGAAATCAACCTCCTCAAGAATGCCGATGGGAAACAGTACGCAATGCGATATCATGGACTGGCACATAATGCACTATTCCAGTATTTCGCATTCGACAATATCAAACTCAACCCATCGTTGAATATGCAATTCCAACCCGGGGAGAGGTTGATTCCGTTGAATTCTGTTGCCGTGTTTCAGGATCTGGCCTATGATATCCCTTTGTACTACAACATCGATGCGATGAAGGAGATGAGCCTCAATAATCTCTCTCTCTGGGTTGTTGCATCATTAGGGAAAAACGTGGGCACGGCGAAGCTTCTTGATATTTCTGGCTTCGGGCGGCACGGGACGATCAACTCCGATTTTGCCACCATCTGGCAAGCCGGAACGCCCACCCGATTCTTGAGACTTGATGGAGTGAACGATCAGGTTGACTTCGGGAACATTCTGACGATGAATGCGACCGATGACTTCCTATTCGAGATATGGGTGAGAATCCAGGGAGCGGATGGGTCGGCGCAGGAGATCTTCTCGAAAAAGGCCGACGATGTTCACACAGATGGTTACCGGCTCGTTCGGGATGCGTCCAATAACCTGAGCTTCAAGCTTTCTGATGGGGCCGCCTCGGCAACGGTTGTAAGCGCAGCGACGCAACTTCAAAACGTATGGAAGAAGATCGCCGTTGCAGTAGATCGGAATGGCAACGGACAGGTTTACGTGAATGGTGTAGCCAGTGGTGCGCCGGTGAGCGTTGCAGCGATCGCAGATTCCACCTCAACCGATAGCCTCATCATGGGAAAGCTATCAACGGGATTCGGGCAGATTGATTTCGATGATTTCCGTGTCCATAACTACGGAGCGGGGGGATTACCAAGCGATGTTGCTACGATAGCGCTGAACCATTACAACGCCCAGAAAGCAAAGTACGGACTCTAAAGGAGGGTGATTCATGAATAAGTACATCTATGGCCCGGTCGCACTCTTGACCGAATGGCTGCCGGGCTTTGACCGAAGAAATGATGTCCGGTTTTCACTCGATAAGGAAAACGCAATTGTCGAAGTGAAACAGTCCGACAGCGAGGCTGTGAAAACCGTACCCGATGGTTTGGAGGTTCTCACCGCAGGTGAAGCATCCACAAAATGCAAGACATCGGAATTTCATCTCATCGTCAACGGAGAGAACACGGCGGATATCCCGCCTTCATCCAGACGCCATAGAGGGAGGAACGCCGATTGACACGATATACAATATCCGGCGTTGAGGTCTATCAGGATGAATTGACATTCGAGGAGTTTGAATGCGCGAAGAAGATCCTCAAGGAACGCAAGGACATTTTTAAGGGAGAAGTACAGAAGTTCGGGCAGGCTCTGGATGAATTGCACGAATCAGGTGCTCTGAAAGAACTCGTTCCAATTATTCTCAGGCGTTATGAACCCCATATCTGGAACCGGTGGGCGAATGACAAGGCATTGAACCGCCTCGGGGTAACCTTCGATGACTTCATTAAGAAAATCAAGGGGACCGATCTTGCGCGGGTGATGACAGATTTTTTTTTGCTCAACATCGCTTGGACATCGAACTTGCTGATTTTACCCGAGAGCTCGAACTCGAATGGGAAGATAATGAAGGGGAAGAACCGTACAAGTTTAAGGAACTGGTTTATCACCTGGCGAAACAAAATCTTCTCGAGGCGGATCGGATTCAACGCATGAAAGCCCGCAAGGTATATCCCTGGCTCTTGCTCGTGGAAAAGCAGGGTCAACGCATCCGCAAAAAGATGAAGGAGGAGGAATCATTCTCCGGTGCCTAACACAATCGGTGAAATCGCCGCTCGGATGGTCATCGATGACGAAAGCGCAATACAAAAACTGCGTCAAGTCAATGCCCTTAGTGCAATCACTCAGAAAACCTTCCAGGAATTAGCCGCAGAAGGAAAGCGCCTCTCCGCATCCCTCCAGACTTTGGGTCAGGGTGATCTCGGTCAACCACAGATCGCACTCGTCGCCAAAACATGGAAAGAATTCGTCGGCGAACGAATGGGTTCCTACATGAAACAATTTGGGAGTCATGGCGCTGCCATTAAGCAAATCGCAAAAGAGTGGGAAGTCTATAAAGCAAGCCTCCAGGGGACGGAGGTCGCCCTCAAATCCACGACAGCAGCTATCGGTACAGAAGCACAAGCCGCAAAATCCTTCACAGTAACAATTAACAGGCAAACCTCCGAGCAAGAAATATCCACCGCAGCAACGCGGGAAAGCGAAGCCGCTGCGGAGCGATATAGACAGGAACTCATGCGGCTTGCAGAAGTTCGGCGTGATGAAATAAACCTGACAAAGGCCTCTGGACAGGCGACACAGACCACCGTAACCGAAGAATCATCGGCGATCATGCGAGAGATTGGGATCGTTGAGCAGCTTCAAGTCAACTTGAGAGATCTCGCCCTTGCACGGGAGGCGGCCACAGATCCGGCACAGGTTGCACAACTGAACGCCGAATATGCCACGACTAAGCAACGTCTCGATGAAGTTACCAACAGAGGTCTCGGCGGCATGCGAACGGAGATGCGTCGCTCACGCGAGGAAATCAATCGTGGGTCTCAAGCCTTGTTCGGTCTTGTATTCCTTTTGAATACGATTGATGGGTCAGCCGCCACAGGTGAAATGGGAAAGATTCGGGCCTCCATCACTCAAAGCGCACAGGCGGCAATCGGACTTGTGTTCACGCTGCAACTAATGGGCGGAGCCGCTGCCGGTATGGCCTTACCGATCGGAATAGCGGTGGGCGCGATAACGCTCATAACTTCTCTTATCAGCGCACAAAATAAGGTTGCTCAGGAAGCAGCCGATGAGGGCTTGAAGGAATACACGGATCTTCTGGAGAAGATCCCGCGCGAGAGCCTGCCGGTAGTGCGTTTCGATGTGAAGTCTGAAATTGCCCGTGTCAAGACGGAACTGGGTTCACTACATGAAACGATTCGGGGTCGCGGGTCATTGGTAGGAGATGAGGAAAAGAGAGCAATCATTATAGCAAGAGATAGAGTGGCGATTCTTGAAACAGAACTCGAACGCCTGGAAGCGCGTCTTGAAACGACATCCGATACGATTGAAGCCGAGCGTGTCTTGGCACAGGAACGAGCCACGACAGAGCGGGTGACGCAAGAACGGCTCCCGGTTATTGAGGCCATAAATACACGGATAGCGAAACTGAAAGAAGAACAGCTCACGATCGACAAGGACATGCCCGGGGCGATGGGAATGATTCAGGAGAAAAGCAATCAAATCGCCGCCGCACAGAAAGAACTTGCCGATGCCACACGAACTACCACGGAGCAATTCGAGGATCAAATCGCGTTCGAGGAGAAACTACTTTCCCTGAACATGGAATCGGTTGATCAGATGGAGGAGAGCTTAAAACTGATGCAGTCTCAAACCGATGACGAGGAATTGAAACTCGACATTCAGACGAAAATCAATGGACTCACCGGGCTTCGGATGGGGCTACTTCAAGAGGAACTTCGCGCCGGGCGATTGACCAATGAACAATATGAGGAGCGCCTTCGTTCACTCTCACGCACGACGAACCAATTGAAAGATCAGATTGCTATCAGTTCAGAATTGGCCAGACTCGGACAAGAGGGAATAAGTATCACCGAATCTCGCATCGCGTTGGGCGAGACACAAACGGAAGATCTGATAAATGAACTTGTGCAGCTTTACGCAATAACTGATGAACAGGGCAAACAGGTTCTGTCTGAGAAAGAACTCCTCGGGATTCGCGTAAAGATACTCGAGCTCCAGAAGGCTCAAGAGGAAGCCGAGAAGAAGCGCACCGAAGAAGTGGAAAAGGCGGCGCTTGTCGGAATTGCGAATCTGACCGATCGCGCTCTTGCTGAGGAAGATCTCCGGCATAAGACGGCCCTAAAGAATCTCGATGAACGGGTGAAGGTCGAACAAGAAGCCGGGACACTCACCGCCGAACGACAACGGGGATATGATTCGCTTCGGCTTTCCGAGAACATGAAAAACGAGGACACTCTTTTCAACATCCGAACCCAACACGAGCAAGGGTTAGCAGATTTACGGATCGCGCTTATTCCCACAGAAGAAGGGCAAATACGGGCACGGTTCGATGAAGATATGAAACGCCTGCAGGAATTGCATAATCGTAAAGTCCTGAATGATGTTGAATTCGATCTCCAGAAGCGCAACCTCGAAAAAGAAACAAACGATCAATTGATCGATCTGGATCAGAAGCGTTTCGTGGAAATGATCTCGGCGCTTGATATGGTCGGAAATGTGTTGCATAGAGCTTTTAATACTGGCGGGGATGACCTGATCCAAAAGATGCTCGGTGCTCTCCAAATTGCTATGCAGATAGCCAAGACGATGCAAGCCATGTCGGCCGGAACAATGTCGGGGCCCGCGGGTTTCCTCGGTATTTTCGGAAGTCTCCTGGGTTTTGCTGCGCTGGCTGAAGGTGGAAAAATCCCGGATGGTTCTTACGTGGTGAACGAGAAGCAATCGGCAAAACACGCCGACCTTCTGGATGCTCTTGGAGCATCGACGATAAGAGGTGGAGAACCGCACAAGGATTCAGTGCCGGCAAAGACAGCTGGAGGGAAGAATGTTCTCTTGACTCCTGGGGAACGAGTGTTGCCGCCAGAACTCGCCATGATTGCCGAGGCATTGAACAGGGGAGAAATCTCCGAAGAAAGATCGGTCATGTTGGCCGACATCTTCTCTCAAGAAGGATCGAAAAGCCCGTCATCAACCGGTGATCGTGCGCTCATGGAAACATTGAGAAAGCTGATGTCCACAAGTCCGCTCAAGATTTCGCCGTTGGCCTTTGCTACCGGAGGGCAAGTCTCAACCGGATCGAACATGAGGAAACGGTCGGCTTCTCTGAGTGAACTTGTAAGCATAAACGCACGGGGGAGCTTAGTGGATTTCTCCAGATCAACGACTGGATTCAGGGATATCAAATATGCGGGCCCCGATCTCTCGCCCCTCATATCAGAGATACGGGGGTTGAGACAGGATAATGTATTATTGCGTCAGGCTATTACTGCCATTGAGCTTTCGGCGAGTGGGCCATTGGAAGTCAAGGGATCGGTTGATATTTCTAATGGGGAAATGTTCCTGCGAAAAGAAATGCCGAATTATGAGGACTTTAGGACAAAGAAGGTGATCGATTGAATATCACACTCTCAAAATTAGGAGAGTCGGAGTTCGATATCACCGATCGCTTCATAGAAAAAAGTGAAACGACCGTGGCGCAGGAAAGCGAACGGGCAACATTTCAGCGCTCCGTTGATAACGTCAAGGCGGTTTTCTCCGATATCGATTATTATTTTTCCAACCTGTTCAAATCCGTTCCCGCATCAACGATATGGGTATTGAGTATCTACGAAGAAGGTCGGAGAATTTATCGGGGCTTTGTAAACAAGGATTCCATCACTCTGAAAGTCAAGGGTGAAACCGTAGCAATGGACTCATTCTCCATTACCCGGGAATTTATCGAGAGGGCGAAACAGGTCAAGAAAAGCTTCATGCAAGCCATTGAGGGAGATCGGGATAATGATTATTTCACACTCGAGTATGTTCTGACCTGGCAACTCTCGGGCAATGGTCGCGATGATAATCCGTTTGATGGCTTGTTCGATGGGTTTGATCTTGGGGGATATGAGGATCGCCAGATCAGGTCCAGTCATATTTCCGATGATCCGGACATCGGGAATGAAACGCGGTTCATAAATCTGATGTCCGATACGACAATGGATGAATTACTCCAGGCAATGGCCCGATATTACAACGCGGAATTTTTTATCGATCCTGAGACTTTGAAATTTACGATGAGACAGCGCAACATTGTGTTGAATGACCGCGCAGTCACCGAAGGACTGAAGCTTGAGGACGTACTGAAGGAAGATTCCGAACCGGAAATCGTTCTCTATGACAAAGACACCTTTGATTACGTGAAACTTGATCTGGGTAATATCATTCCACCGAAATTGGAGTACGTATCCGAACAGGCGCTTCCTCCCGGCGCTGGAATACCGGGAATACCTCGGCAAGGGAATATCCTATATGGCATGACCGTGGAATTCGATAACTACGAAACCGTGAGCGGCCCACTGCTTGATATTATGTTCTACTTTTCAGCGTTCCCGCCGCCAGTGGACAGGGCACACCCGGACAGGATATACATCCCGGTCGAACCATTGGGCGGTAGGACGATTATCAGGCTCAATATACCGGCCTATACCGAACACGGCGGAGTGCGGCGTCGGCATATCTACAGGAACGATTCGACGATCGCAGGAGCAGGAAACGATCTGCGCCGACTGGCAATCGTTGAGGGAAATAATGCCCTTCATTACGACGATAACGTGTTCAACATTTACATTCCCGGGGATGAGTTCGCAATTTATTATACTTTACCAACAGAGCAGAAGTCATTTGGGATGTGGGTACGGTACGATGAGACAACTGGTTTATGGAGCGATCCGATCGTAAGCCTGGATGAAGGCAGGGCCGTCCCCAGGGGGAGGATTTTCACCGTCGATCCGAAGCTTCGTTTTCGTTCTGCCGTAACACCAAGTGAACAGCTTGATTCCTATTGGGGATATACCCGGGATTTCTTCGGCAACGAGAGCTTCACTCAGACGATCCGGGAGCAATGGAAGGATTTGTTTAGAACCAAGCGCCGGGTGCGGTGCGCAGTGAGTGGACTCAACTACCGTGTCGGTGATTCCATGATATCGGCTGGACAGATTGTACCGAATGATTATACACCGGATTCCAGATTGCTTATTAAGCGGGCGGGGAATCAACTCATCTCTGAGGTAACGCAACTGGAAATGCTTACGATATGAGCGCAGTCTTTACACATATCAACGGTATCGGGCTCCCGAGACTGATTCTCATTTCTGATACGGTCTATACTTCCGGTTCCGGGACAACCTACACATCAACCACGGTCACAGAAACCGGATCTCCTGTCCTGAGTGCGATTGTGGCCGGGATGAGAATATCGAGCTTTGCCGTCATTGCCGGACAACCGGATAAACCGGTATACGCAAAAGTAGTTTCCAAAGACGATACAAGCGATATCATTACGGTCGATGAATGGATCGGCGGGACTCCGACCAATGGACAGATTTATGTAGTTGATGGATGGATCGTCGATCTTCCCCGAACTCAAGAGATGACGGAGGAATTTGATCCGGATCAGATCGTGCATCAATTGTACCGGGGCCGGGTAAAGACGAAATTCTACGGGTGGAAATACCGTTGCATACTGGATTATTCGAAATACATTCTGGCCGATACGATGGTAGCAATGCGGCCCATGCTTTCGGCAAAAACGACTGATAGGTTGATCCTTATCCCGAGAAGAGACGTGCCGGGTTTCAACTACAATGTATACTATGACGATATGATCGCGCTTACGAAGTTCGCGCTTCAGCCCGGATATAGAAAAATCGGATTTGCTTTCGCAGGGAAAGAACTTTTGGCAAGCTTCCCCATTATTTCAGGTTATGGATTTGGCTACGCTCAAAATTACGGCACACAACTTTAAGGGATAATCATGGCACGAGCAGGATCTGGCGATTCATTTGATATCGGAACGTGGGCGGACGGTGACAACCCGGGCGCCGGAAGTCAAAACTTTGCAGTCTTTTCCGATACGGGTTTGAATGGAAACTTCAAACGGTTCTGGAGAGCTATCAAGCTTCTCCTGAAGGTGGACGGCACGCTTAACGATGATCAGATCGATGGCAACGCCATCAAAGCCTCTGCGGTTGACGGGTCCACCCTTGAAACCTCGGCGGCAACCGGAGCAAAGACCTTGAGGGTAAAAGACGGAGGAATTGTTGCCGCGAAGATTGGAGCCGGAGCGGTTATAACGGCAAAACTGGCTACCGATTCGGTTGATAATACCATTCTGAAAGACGATGCTTCGGTCGATGCTAACCGGGCCGTGACAACCGATCATTTGCGAGATGCTTCTGTGACTGCCGCGAAACTCGCAAGCGATTCTGTGACCGCTCCGAAGATTACGCATGATAATAACAGAACCAAGTTCCTGCTCGTCTTCACGCTCAACTCGCTCACTGGAACAGTCTACGGCTTCGTTAATAACATTCAACTGACGGCCTTGCTTGGTATTCCCATGCCGCGGGCAGGATCGATTACCAGAGCAAAGGTAATTGAAGGAAACGGAACTGTATACACGGTCAGCTATAACTATGGAATAAAGACATTCGCCGTCGATGCGAAGATGCAGGGAAATTTCGATGATGGAATCGGAGTGTACTGGCGCTATGTCGGTGGGGCTGATGAAGTGATTTCATCCACGCCAACGACAACCAATTGCATTATTGTTCTGGAAGGTGAATTTGACGATTAACAAATGAGAATCCTTTTCCCTGAATCACTGGACACTTTCAATCTCCCCGTTGATCGGGAGAGAAAGAATATCGGAACGAAACTTCCGGTAATCGAGAAAGGTGATGAGTGGTATATACTGCAAGAACTCGAAAAGATTGTCGGCTCTTTCGGTTCGGTTGATTCTACAAGTCATGAATACCGGATCGCTTTATTGGAGGCGGCTATTGCGACGCTGGCGGCAATTGCTTCGAGCAGTACGAGCGTTGTCAGCAACATCGCAAGCGATGCACGATCCGGGACCAAGGTAATTTCTGCTGCAGGGATTGACACCGTTATATTTGCCGAAGCAATGCCAGATGCAAACTATACGGTATTTGCCTACGTGCAAACAGATATCGGTGCAGTTCTTGCCATACCGGATGTGAGCAGCTTTGGAGTGAGTGGGTTCGACGTTGATGTGCCGGATGCGGGGGATCTGTATTATGTTGCTGTGTCAAAAAACGCCGGAAGCGGAGTAGGGGTTGCTGAACACAATCTTCTTTCGGCGTCGCACGGTGATACTCTTGCGGCAAGCGTTGTACGCGGTGATCTGATCATTGGAAATGCGACACCAAAATGGAGCCGCCTCGCCATTGGAACAAGCGGACAACTATTGCAAACAGATGGCACCGATGTCGCGTGGGCAACGATCAATACTGACCTTGTGCCGGAAGGCGCGACAAATCTGTATTTTACGAACGAGCGAGTTGACGATAGGGTAGCGGCATTACTGGTTGCAGGTACGGGCATTGTGCTGACGTACAACGACGGCGCAGGCACATTGACCATTGATGGGTCGGCTACCGGGGCCCCGGATGATGCTCAATATCTTGTACTCGTTGCCAACGGTTCGTTATCGAACGAGCGCGTCCTCACACCTGGTGCGAGTCTGGTTGCGGTTGATAATGGGGCTGGGGCTGCATACGAGCTGAACACGATACAAGACATCCGCACCACAGCCATACCCGTATTTGCTGGCCTGACTCTCACCGGATTTTCTGGTGTTCTAAAAGCCACGGCTGGCGTTGTCTCCGGTGGAGCAACGACTACCGATCTTGCCGAAGGAACGAACCTCTACTTTACCGACGAACGGGTGGACGATCGTGTAGCCGCGCTTCTTATAGCGGGAACGAATATCACGCTCACCTACAATGATCCGGCAAATACACTTACGATTGATGCCAGTATAACCGGGGCGGCTCCGGTAGGTGAAGCTTACGTCACTATCGGGAACACCGGTGGACTATCGGCTGAACGCGCTTTGACTGGAACCGCGAATCAGATCACGGTCACTGACAACGGGGCAAATTCAACGGTTGTTCTTTCGACACCGCAGGATATTCATACCGCCGCAAGCCCCACCTTTACCGGATTGACGCTTTCTGGACTCACGCACGCGCTTGTGAATTTCGACGGCTCTGGAGTAGCCTCCGAGATTTCTCACTCTGTTATCGGTGGAGTGTTGTACTCGCAGGGCACAACGGCTGCTCCGATCTGGACGATCAATCCACTGATCGCCGGATATGTTCGCATTGGCAGTTCATCCGCTCCATCCAACACGACGGCGGGAGACCTAACCGTTATACGGCTGAAGGTCGGTAATGCGGCGTTCGGTGACAATGCTTCAGTCCAGACCGACATTACCAACACGGGAACTTCTGGCAACGAATTTGGCCATTATCTGATTCCAAATTACAACCCATCTGGGGCGACGACAGCGGCGTTTTACGGAGTGTTTCTTGATGCCCGGCTTGCCGGAGTAGAAAATCTTGCAGGTATGACTGGTCTTGCTTCTGTGGTAAGGTTTAGTGCCAGCGGCAACGCCACGACCTTATCGGGAATAGCGCCTGTTGGATTCTATGGCTCCACGTCCGTCAACTTTGGAACCATAACAAATGTGATCGGCGCATCTGTACAATCTATCAATCACTTTACCAACAATCCGACCGGCACGATTTCCAATGCCGAGGGGATTAGAGTTCAAAATGCTTCGCGTGGCGGTGCGGGTATTACCATTACAAGACTGTCTGGTATTACCATTGCCGCGCAGACACTTGGGACGAACAACACAAATCTTCTTATCGGTACGACCTCCATCCCAACGGGAACATATTCGATTTACAATAGTTCGGCCTCAGCAAACTACTTTACCGGTAACCTTATTATCGGTGTTGATGGTGCAGGGCGAGAACTCACGATCAGGAAAACATCTGCCAATGCTGGTATTCAACTGGTGTCGTCTGGCGGCTCTGGCAAAACGTGGGCAATTATTTCGGGTACTGGTGGTACATTCGATATACAGGATGATAGCGATAGCGCCCCATTGTTCCGTATAGCTGGAAGCGACGACTCGTTCCTGTTCTCAGGCTTCAGTAAAAGTACATGGACACAGACCGCTGCGTCATCCGGTACGAGAAACTTGTGGGTGGTGACGGGCGCGGCACACACGGCGCAGACGGCAAGCACGGAACTCATCGACCTTAATTTCAATCTCGCTCGTACGGTGCAGTTTGCGACGGGAGCGATTGCAACTCAACGGGCGGTGGTTTTCCAAGCCCCGACCTATGCCGCTGTTGGTGCGAGTGTCATCACAAACGCCGCGACGCTGGCTATCACTGGAGCACCGATAGCTGGCGCGAATGTAACGATCACGCGGGCGATGGCTTTGTGGGTACAAGATGGCGCGATATATGCACCCAACAGTCGAATTGATGCCGACGCAGTAATTGCGTCAGACGCGCTGTCGGGTTTTAACATCTCGCTTAGCGGAGGTGAGTTTAGTATTTCAAGCGGAGTAGGCACTCATGGGTTGTTATATACCGGAGGATCGATTGTAGCGAAAATCGATCACGTTGCCGTTGGCTCTGCTTTGGTCTCAGCCGGTACGACAACCGTTCCTGCGTGGAGTAATAAACTCCTTCTCGGTGCGGGTACCGCCGCAGATGCAACTTACTCGTTTGACGGTGACCCCAATCTTGGCATGTACCGTTTCGCCGCAGATCAGCTTGGCTTTACTGCCAATGGTCTTTCGATGAGGCTTATCAACAATCAGGTACAGCTTGCAGATGGTACGGCAGGGGCTCCGGGCTACAGTTTTCTCTCGCAAACCAACATTGGTATGCGTCGTATTACGACGAGCCAACTGGCTCTTGTCACGGCGGGTGCAGACAGAATCAGCATTGATGCAAGTGGAAATGTCGGAATTGGAACGATCACGTTTGGTACGAGTGCCGCCGGAGTTCTGGCTCTTTTTAACGGAACTGTACCATCGACAAGCCCGGCAGATACGGTACAATTATTCAGTGTCGATCTGTCGGCTGGTAATGCAACACTTGGTATCCGCACCGAAACCGCCCTCGTCACCGAAACGGTTGTAAGCGACAGAACACTTTCAATCAAACACAACGGAGTAACCGTTAAACTCTGTATCAAAGCATAGAAAGGATCGACCGGCATGAAACACATCGTCTTAAATGAACTACTCGCCGAAACGAGCGAGCAGACCCACATGAAGAACAAAAAAGAAACATCTGAATCGATGACTTCCTTCCAGTGGCAGACCCGGGTGGTACTGAATCTCGGCACACAGAACGGCAGCATCCGGCTGGACGCTGGCCAAACTCGGAAAGTCCGCAAGGCGCAGAAAGCCCTTGAGAAGTTCGCCCTGGATAAGGAAATCTATCTTGAGGATGAGGATTACCGGATCCTCTTCGGCACGGAGGATAACCCCGGCGCAATCCGCAAGTTCAACGGGTGGAATCTCGGAGAGTACACCGACGCCTACCTGGACGCATGGGAAGAGGCGAAGCAGGTGAGCCTTAAAGAGGTCGAGACGAAACTGAAGAAAGAAAGCAAGAAGGAGGCCGCGTGAAACGTATAATGCTCTTCCTACTATTGGCCCTGCAACTGTGCAGTGTCTTGGTGTCGGCGCAGACCCCTTCGCAAACCACCGGCAATTATTACGGGCGGTTTGATTTCCTGAGTGCCTATCGTGGTCGCGTCATTACGGTCAACGATACCGCATTCATCATGTTCTATATGAAGTGGGACTCCATCGGAACCCCGACAATGCCAGCCGCAGAATCTACAGCCTACATATTCTACGGCGGGCAAGGCCGGTTTGACATTCTTTATCCCGATGGCACGAAGCATAACCTTGACTCAGCCGGGTCGGCCCAGGTCATCGTCAACATGTGGGGCGATGGATCAGACGGCGACGCAACTATATCGGGCGGCACGACAACACTGACGCGGGATATGAACTATGATGACCTCACAATATCTTCAACGGGCTTTCTGAACACTGCGGGTTTCCGTGTGAAGGCGTTGGACTCGATCATCATTCAGGGGGCGATTGTTGATACCGGGATCACTGGCAACAACGGCGCGAATGGGACAAACGGCGGGGATGGGGTAGGTGGTAATCCGGGGAACGGGGGAGCGGCGTTGACATGTTTCGTCGATGGATATCTCGCAAGACTCAATCCCTCGGCATCAACGATACTCGGCTCTGGAGGGCAGGGTGGATCGAACGGTGCAACGGGACAGACGCAAACCAACGGACTTGTGAGTCGCATGCAAGGCGTCTCAGGTGGCACGGGCGGACATGGGGGAGCAAGATTGCCGAGTGATCCGGTTGTTGGTGCAGGCGGTGCGGCTGGATCATTCACCGTCGCGGCGGCGGGTGCGGGTGATATGCAGAATATGATATCGATGTATCTCTGGCGTGGGTTCACGTCGACGGCAATTCTCTTCCCGAGATATGTAGGATTTTCAGGCGGCGGTGGGGGGGGATCGGGTGGAGATTCAACATCTGGTGCAAACATTGGAAAGGGCGGCGGCGGCGGTGGAGGGGGATCGGGTCAACCGGGCGGTAACATTTGGCTCGCTGCTCCGCATATCGTTGGCAGTGGGTTTATTCGTGTCGACGGCGGGAAAGGTGGAAACGGTGGGAACGGCGGGGATGCATATAATCTTGAACTCGGCGGTGGTGGTGGAGGGGAAGGTGGTGGTGGTGGTGGTGGATCGGCAGGGATTATCAATCTGTTCTATCACTTCAAAGACGGTGCGCTCACGATCTCAGCAACGGGTGGAGTCGGCGGGACGAAAGGGACACCCGGGACGAGCTTTGGGAATTTCTCTCAACCTGCGAATGACGGCGCGAACGGTACGAATGGCAACACGGGGATCATAAACTACTGGAGTTTCTAATGAAATCCTTCTTAACATTTTTAGTCATCGTTGTTACAACATTTGCGAATGCTCAAGAGCAACCCATTAGCTTGCTCGTCAAGATGAAGCCGGGGAAACGCATCGGGCAATTAACGGACCGGGGACTTGGCAAGAATCCTAAGAAAGCCTACAAGACTCGCTTCGCAGATTCAGCGCTCGACAGGTGGTACAAGATTGAAGCGACTCAAGACGATAAACAATTCGCACAGTGGCTTCGTCACAAGCACCGCGATATCGTCGATGAAATAGTTGAGGAAATATCTTTGCAGACGCAGGACACTCCCTCCAACGATCCTATTCAACCGTGGAGCATGGCGAAGGTGAGTGCTCCGGCGGCGTGGGATATTACAAAGGGAAGTAAGCAAATCATTCTCAGTGTGGTTGATACCGGAATTGACTGGTTGCATCCTGACCTACAAGGCAACATCTGGAGCAATACAGGTGAGATAGCAGGTAACGGAATTGACGATGACTCGAACGGATATATCGATGACACACGCGGATGGGATTTCGTCAATAACGATAACGATCCAATGGACGATCAGGGGCACGGAACGCATTGCGCTGGTACGACCGGAGCGGTGGGGAATAACGGCATCGGTGTTGTGGGTATCAATTGGGTACTCTCGATAATGCCCGTCAAGGTTTTGGATAAAACAGGAAGCGGATCGTTCACGAACGTCACAACAGGGATAATCTATGCAATCGACAATGGGGCGCGACCGATATCACTTTCACTTGGTGGTGGGGGTCCGATCAATTACCCTCCGATGGTGGATGTGCAGAAATATGCAGAGGCCCACAACGCAATTCTCATAGTTGCGGCTGGTAACTCCAATCAGGACGCGCTCAATTCCGTTCCTGCGAATGTCGATGACGTGATATCAGTCGGAGCAACAACTGAATTGGACGTCAAGGCCGGTTTCTCAAATCATACGCACAACATGGTATCAGCGCCGGGTACAAACATTCCTTCTTGCAGAGCGAAAGGAACGAATCTTTACGGCGACCTGAATCATTTCATTCCGGCAGGTGATACTTCGTCACAGTATTACCTTTTGAATGGTACATCAATGTCCACCCCACTTGTGGCCGGAGAGGTTGCGCTTCTCTTATCGAAATATCCCGAGCTTACCCCCGGAGAAGTTCGTCAGGTCGTAAAGCACGGGACCGACGATTTAGGGGCTATCGGACAGGACGCATCATTCGGATGGGGCAGGATTAACGCCTTGCGTACGCTACAGGCGGCTCAGGTGGGGGTTTTGAGCCCTAATCTGAGCAACCTTCCCTCTGCCACGACGATCACGGGCTCCTACGCGATCCTGGGAACAATAACCGGCAACGGACTTGCGGGCTGGAAATTGGAGTACGGCGGCTTTTCGGGATGGACGCAGATGGTCGTTGGAACATCCAGCACGATCAATGTCACTTACAATACTGGTTTGATCCCTGATGGACTCACAGGCATCCGGCTTGTAGCAATTCACACCGATGGACGAGAGTTTGTTTGTGAACGATTCAATATCACGGTCGATAATCTTGACCTTGAAATAACTTCTCCGTGGCAACCGCTCATCACTGCCGGGCTTATTCAAATCTCCGGCATCATTGTGCCTAAATCTGGACTCGTCATTTCAGGCTACACGCTTGATTACGGCGTAGGGGATAATCCGGCGAGCTTTAATCGTATTGCATCGGGCAGCGCACCATTCACAGGCGTTCTGGGGACGTGGGATACAAAGGGATTCACCGATGGAACCAATTACACGCTTCGTCTTACCGCCTCCAATGGAGTTGAAACACGGCGCACAGTGAAATTGGACACAATGCTTGTGCCCGGTTATCCGATCTTGCTTCATCATGTCACATCGGATTACAAGACTCGTCATCAAAGCATCCCGAACAACGTGCCGATCCTGAAAGACCTAAACATTGACGGAGTAGAGGACTATATCGGAGCCGGAGGGAAAACCGTTGTGTTGAATGGCGTGGTTGTTCTCACCGATAGCGTCATCGAAGGAGTAGCGGCGACAGATTTGGATGGGGACGGTAAGAGCGAAATCATTGTTTCATCGCGACACACAAGTTCATATTACCCAACTCTGAAAATTCTTCGTTCTGACGGAACACTGAAAACGATCTTCAGCGAATTATTGAAGTCTGGTACTCCGGCGGTGTTTGATTTGAACGGTGACGGGTTGCCTGAAATGATTTACCTGAACGCCTACAACCGGATGCAAGCCGTGAATATCAACGGGCAATCTGCTCCGGGATTCCCGGTGACAGAACTTGGTGCTTCACCGGTAGGAACAGGATTGACGGCTATGCCACACGTTGCGGTGAATAAGAACGGTATGCTGGCAACAATGAATGGTCTTTCGACAATGAAGGCGTTCTCCCGCACAGGTCAAGTGTTGTGGAATCTTTTGTTGCCCCCAATCGAGACAAAGCCGGTCGTTGGTTGCGTCCCGATTTTTGCTGATACGGATGGTGACGGAATAGAAGAATTATTCGTAGTTACAAATGTCTGGACGTGTGGAAGCTGTTACAAGTCTCAACTCCATGCCATTGAAGCTGCGACCGGGACAATCACCGCCTCGTTTGATCTTCCCAATTACGGCAGTGGTGGATATGCCGAGCCTCCGGCTGGAGTAGTGCTTGACAAGGGGTTTCATGAAGTGATCGTGAACGTCTTTGGAAAGATTTTTCGCTATACCAAGAACGGTCTATCGGCTCCGTATTTTTCTTCACCTGCACCATCAACCAGCATATTCAATTCTGTTGCGGCGTATCGGGCGAGTGACGGTATGACGAATTTTCTTTGGACTGAAGCCCGTGGCCGGGTAGTGTGCATGAGTTTCGACGGTCAGACGCAATTTGTTCGTGAATCCCGCACCGGTTCAAGTCCATACGGGTATGCGTTCATGAGTAGCGCTATGAGCGCGGGGCGCACAGCATTCGGTCTTACCACAAGCTACGCCGTCGCGTTAGCACCGAATGGGACGTACTTCTATTTTGATAACTTGAGTTTCTACCTCTGGAAAATCCCGAACGGCCAAGCACTTGAGCCATGGTCACAGCACAGAAACAATCCGGCGCAGTCCGGGTCTTCTCCGGTCAACGGAGTTCCTGATCCTCCAACTCCGCGCCCGGACGCGCCGATTCTTTCATCGCCCCCGAACGGAACACAAGGCTTGAGCGCCGGAACGATTGAGTTCTTATGGACCGGACAGGGGGCGAGTTCTTATCGTTTTCAACTCTCGAGCAATTCATCGTTCGGCACAGTATTGGTTGACAGGCTTACAATCAGTCCGTCAACAACCGTAACAAGTCTTTCGGAAGGAACGATATATTACTGGCGCGTTCAGGCGCAAGCCTCAGGTGGAACAAGCGATTGGTCAGCGATTTATACTTTCTCAACTCAGAGTGCCACGCCGACGCCTGTCAATCAAGCGCCGACTGTTACGATCAGTTTTCCAATTGATGGTTCCACCGTCCCGAGGAAATCAAGCATCTACATTCTTGTGAAGGCGACAGATGACGTGAAGGTGGTCAAAACCGTTCTGTATATCAACGGTATACAAACCTCATCGGTAGCAACCGGGGGCGACCTCAAATTCCCGTGGCGCGTACCCAATGCCCCGAATAAAATAATCTCAATTCAGGTCATTGCTACAGATGAGGCGGGATTAACGGGCATGGCAACTTCAAGGGTGACGACGAAATGAGTGAAGAAATAAAACATATCGTTGAGCCAATCGCTGATTCAAATGGTCATATCGTGCGATATGGAATCTTTTGCCCAGGATGTCAGAATCCGCATATATTCGATAGTCGGTGGCAATTCAATGGTGACTTGGACAAACCGACATTCTCTCCAAGTTTAATGTGCAATCGTGACCATCCGGAGTCGCGTTGTCATTCTCATGTTCGCAATGGCAACATCGAATTTCAGAATGACTGTTATCATGAGTTGAATGGGAAAACTGTACCTTTAACAATTTTTCATTGGTAACGTCGAAATGATAGGGAAGCTCGTCAAATGGGTAACGACGACGGCGGCGGGGGTGATCTGTTTTCTCTTGTTCGTCTGGATCAATTGCTGGATAGCCGCCATTGTTTTCAAGGATGACCCGTTGATCCGTTCATCTGTCAGGTACATCGCGGTCCAAGCGGCGATGGGAATATCCTACACAAAGGCAGAAGCTGCGAAGTTCGAAAAGGAAATGCGCTCCGAAGCGGTGAAAGAAACAAAGAAGGCGATAAAGCAATGAAGGATCTTCTCATCATTGATGACAATAACGACGGCAACACACTGCTCACTCATCACCTCACGCACAGAGGATGGATCGTAGAAACCGTAGATGATCCCATACGGGGCATTGAACGGGCCAAGAGTGAAAAATACCGCGTTATATTGGTTGACTTGATAATGCTGAAAATGGACGGCATCGAAGTTTTGTCCACTCTCAAGACTTTGAAAGTAAAATCCATTCTTGGAGTCTTGAGCGGCATGGATGAGACAAAGCAACTCGCACGTAAGGCGGTGGCTATGGGAGTCAATATCCATGTCACGAAAGAAGATCAGGTGGACGATACTATATTCAAAATCGAACAAATTCTTAGGGCATCGACGTGAGCCAGCAAGCAAGCGAACACTTGACCGAAGAACGCATAAACAATCTTGTGCTTCGCATGGAGGCCGCCATTTCCGGCAAAACGGTAAGACCGTGGTGGCAATCACTCGGCCCGCTTTGGGTTGCAGTCCTGATATGGATCGTATCGGGTATCATTTGGGGGGCACGACTCACGAGCGCAAACGATCAGCACCAGGAACAAATCATTGAATTGAAAGACGAAATTAAAACGTATAAGAATTTTCAGCCCAAAGCCGAAGAACAGTTAAGAATCCTCATCAAGTCAAACGATGAATTGACCTTAGAAGTGAAGGAACTGCGTCGTACTATTGACAGGAAAATACGATGAACATTCAATCAACGATCGCCTCGGCAAAACCGGCATTCGTCGTATCAGAAGCCGCCGACATGAAAGAAGCTGTTGGACTGATGCTCGGGGGGCTTTGGTGGTTCCTGATGCACCATACGGTGAAAACCCTCATCGTGTTACTCATCATGGTTGGTTCAGCGCTTACTCTTTGCGCGATCGGATACTTGTATTCAAAGACCGACTCCATTTCGATTCAGAGAGCAGAACCCCTCAAGGCCGGAGTTATGCCGATTGGGAGCGTATTTGGTTTCATGCCGCAAGCCTACGCAGGAGAACAGGGGAGAACAAAACGCGCACGCACCGACAGCATTTGGATCAATGATAGTTTCTATGGACTGAAAGATCCCCGGTTTGATCTTTACAAACTGGATAACGAATCGGCTATTATCATTTATGACAAAACATTCAAAACAGTTCTCCGGGCCGAGGCGCCGGTCTTCGGAGAAAACAAAATTGAACAGTACAAAAAATAAAGGAGAACACCTATGGCTAACTGGCTATCAAGAGCTCTTTCGGAAAACGGCGAACCCTCAACCATGCGGCTGATGTCGTTGGCCTGTTGTTTTGTCGCTCTGGCCGTATGGATTTACTCGGTCATGACTCAAAAGCCAGCCGACCTTCCAACCATTATCACGATTTTGGGATTCGGATTCGGCGGCAAGCTGATCCAGAAAACGCAGGAAGCAAAAACTCCGTCGCAACCGCTTCAAACGGGACCGTGACATGAGCTTCGACACGGAAATAAAAGAGCCTTTGCGTTGGTATCAGGTCGCTCTCGGGATTCTGGCGGTACTCTTAATCATTGCCGGGATCGTCGGGGCAATAGCACAGATGACACTTGAACATTAACCTTCTCGGAAAGGAGATCGTCGTGAATATTCTCACCTATGTCAAGCAAGCACTCATCGTGGTATTCATTATCGTCGTGGGCGTCGCGGCTTATCACTTGGTCGCTCACGGTACTCCGTTCTCGGTTGTGGACGGGCTTATGGTTTTGTGCTTGGTTCAGTTGGTGCGTTGATGTGTCCGACTGGCCGAGGTACGAGCTCGACCGGAACATCGCACAATTTGGGCTGACGCAACTCATGGCCGTCCGGCTGAACTCCGGTGAGTATAAGTGTAAGGTGCTCAGTTTCACATTCAAGGATTCAATTGGATCGATCCTTGTCCACGTACGGCTATTGAATCACCCGACGATTTCAACACTGATGGTGAACGCCAGCAGACTCTATTCGTCACGTAAGGAAGGCATAGTATGAGTAAAAATCTACTCTACGCAATCATAGCCGTCGTTGTAATCGCACTTGGCTTTTGGGCGTATAACTTCGTCACGGGAATCTTCACATCAAAAGACTACTGGACACAGAGGGCTACGGTCGCCGAGCGCGGGGCAAGCGACTGGAAGCAGAAATTCGAGACACTTGACAGCACCTTCCAATTCCAGGTATCGGCCAGCGTCAATAGCGTCCGCGGTGAAATCCTTGAAGAGGCAAAAAAGAAATTCCCCAGAGACCCCGGCTTTATCCGGGCCTTGCAGCATATCGTTGACAGTCTCAAAGAAGAAAACTTTGAACTGCGCTCTGTGTCAACCGGATCGGGTACGCTCACTATTTTAGGTGGGGGTCAGTCCGATAGCATGAATCACTTTGAAGATGCGTGGATTACCCTTGACGCGAAGATCGCAGGGAACAGGCTCGAGCATATCAATTACGATTTCAGTTTCGACATCGGCGACGTTCGCACGAACTTCGAGCGCGATGCAGACGGAAGAACTCTTGAAGTGTACGATGTGTTTCTGAAGAGCAAACGCGATAGCACGATGACCCTCTACCTTCCATACCGTAGGGAATCGTTCAATCAATTACCAAGCTATTCACGGTTCAAGTTTTGGGATCCGAGGCTGAACGTATCGGCCCTTTGGGGAGGACAAACGGTAGAACTCGCCGCGACGATTTCACTCTCCAGCTATTCCGATGCCCCCGATGCCAACGGCATGATTCTGGCTTTGCCTGATATCGGGATCAGCAGTAACTTCGAGGATCAGACGTATTTCATCGCCGGGGGCAGATTCAATATGGCCCACTTTCTTCCCTTGCTCACCAATGTCCACCTGACAGCTCACGCAGGATTGCCGACGAATAATCTGAACATGACTGCGCTTGTGGGCCGGATCGGAATAGGAGTAGGACTGTGATATTTCGTGTTACATATCGACTGCGCGGTGAGGATTCTGACCGAGTAAGAGTCTATGAAAGCGCACTGGATGTTGAGGCCGCGGTAAACCATTTCTTCAAAGACCTAAAATTGAAAATAACCAACATCGTTTCGATGAGTCTTTCCACAACGAACGAAGGATGAACCATGCCAAGCCGAAAGGTTGAAGATTTACACCCGACACTCCGTTCACTCGTTCCCGAATGGAAGAAACGCTGTATCGAAGCTGGAATCGGGGAACCGATTATTACTTGCACGGCCAGAACATTCCGCGAACAGGTTGCAACATTCGCACAGGGGCGTGAGGACATATTCTATATCAATGACCTGAGAAAACTCGCTGCTATGGAACCTATCTCAGAGGCCGAAGCGAAGAAGGTGGTAAGTTGGACAATGGCATCGAAGCATATTACGAACCTGGCGAACTCCGAAAACAAGGATGACTACGCACGGGCATTTGACTTCGCACTCGTGAAGCCGGGCGGCGCCGTTCATTGGGACACGAAAGCCGACGTGGACAATGACAAGGTAAACGATTATGCCGAGGCCGGAAAGATTGCCGTTGAACTCGGGCTGGAGTATGGTGGTAACTGGCCGACACCGGATCGAGCACACATACAATTGAAAGGTTGAGATAGAGAGCCAGCATGGGAACTCCACAAGCCAAGCGAAGATGCGTCAACTTCATCGATAGGCAACCGGAGTAATGCGTGGATGTTGCATGCGGCTCTTTTGATTGTGATGTTTCCCCGCAATAATCCCCGCTCCAAATCTGCTTTGTAAAAGCCCGTCGAAACACCAAGATCGCAGAACGAGAAACCGAAGCAAGCGGATTCATTTCATGGTGAATCGCGTCCGACGAGAGCAAGAGCGTTCCCTTAACGGGGGCGCTCTTTTTGTCTCCGTCTAATACTTTTGTGACGGTTGGCACAGATAAATCGCTTAAAACAGACAGATTTCCCGGCAAGTTCTTCAATTATTAGAAATGTGGGCTGCCTCACTTTTGACTTGACTTTCATACTGAATAGTATTATCATATCCACATGAGAATAACCAGAAACAAAATCCGCAAAATCCGAGAACAACTCGGCGAGACCCAGGAAGCGTTTGCCCTTCGCTTTGGTGGGCGCACGGCAACAGTGGCAGACTGGGAGCGTGGGCAATGCAAGCCTCGCCCGATGGCTGTACGAGAGCTAATCAAACTCTACAAAACCTATGTGTTGAGGGAACAATGAAATCCCTCACCGAAATCCAACTCATCTGCGAACTCTCCGGCGTTCAGTACGTGGGGATTCAGAAAGCCGCCAGCGAGGAAAAGAACTTGGTTCTCTTCAATGACCCGCAGACCAATGGAACTCTCGCCCTGCCAGCCACTGAGTTTTCTGAAACAATGATAAATGCTCATGTTCGTCGACATCGTGAAATAATGAAATTTACTCACGCGGGATGAGAGTAACCGCAAGGTCTCTAAGGAATAGCGATTTCGTCCTTGAAGCGTCCCGCATAATTTTGAAAGGTAATTCAAATGGCAGAATTATTAAATGTAGAAGTCCGTTGTGAAATCTGTGATTCAGTTCTACTTGTTCATGCCAAAACAAACGATCAAAGTTACAAGTATATGGACACGTTCACAATCAAAGTCGAGCCCTGCGAATCCTGTCTCAAAGACGCACGCGATGAAGTCCGCAAAGAACTGAAAGAGGAATAACCCTCATGGCAATCAACCTCTACCAAAAGCCCTGCTCGAAATATGAACGCTGTTTGCGTCTGAGAATCGAATGGCAACTCGATCGCAACCGGTGTATCTATTCCATCAACGGAGAAAACGTAACGATAATCCTAAACTAATCTCATTCAAATGAAAGGCCAATAATAATGGAAACACCCCTCTCAACAAAGGAATGTGATGTACTGATTGAAGCGTTGGAAGCATGGGAGTCAAAAGATCTGAGCAAATCTATGATGAATATAATGATACGTTCTCTCGTGCCAGTTGATGACCCTGTGGCAAAGGAAAAGATGGACCGGGAAATGAAAGAGCGACAGGACAAAGATGAGCAAGAATGTCGCTTCCGCAAAGAGGTCTCTACGCTCCTGAAGGCCAAACTCATTCAACTGAAACATCAGATGCAGACCGATGACATGGTAACTGCATCGAATCGGTAACTTCCAATTATTCTGAACTAACGATCAACACCCAACGAAAGGACTCACGATGCACACCGGCCATAAAATTGTATCATGGATACGTCTCCGGTTCAAAATCCTGAAGGCATATTTCACCCGTGTCTATGATTATGAGACATTGTGCGCCACGGAAGGCAAAGAATATGCAGATCACGTAATCGACCAAATACATGACAACATGCGCGCAATGCGGGCAAGAGGAATAACCAAATTACACTGTCCGAAGTGTGGAACGAAAGACCTTCCCGATCCAGACACTTTACAACATCCAGGGAGAATGTGAAATGCACACCGGCCAGAGATATTACATCCCCGTCAAAATTCATCAAGGCCCAATCCCCATATCGGAACCCGAGAGAATGAGACTATTGAAAATCGCTCGGGGGCTTTGTACGCTCTGCGGGATGCCTCTGAATGTCCTCACCAAAGATGGTGGAGCGTGCTTCTACTGTCACGCCGTCCACATCTGGAATGAACAAACTCACTATTGGGAATTGGGGTAAGCCATGACAACTGATAACAAAAAAAGGAGAACGAATTATGAAACAAGCTCACGATAATCCTGAAATTGCGGATTCCCATTTGACCGAATCTTCAGGTCAAGCACCGCTTGCACCAATTATCCCTGTTAGGGTAATGGATGCAGTAGAGAGAGCTTGCTTTGCAACTGACCTCACCAGTGGATTGCAAGAAAGGTATTCTTCGGTTCAGACCTATGTACTTTTGAAGAATGCTGAGGATGTTATCGAACAAGCGCTTTTGATCTGCAAGGACAAGGCGACAGGTCAAGCGGAGAAAGATTCCAAAGTGTTCAATGCGGAAATTACGACACGTCGTAGCGTTGAATATGGCTATGAGGATTCTGTTCTTGAAAGACTGGAAAGCGAAATCGTGGTATTAAAAAAGAAAGCCGATGAGCGCCGAAAAATGTTGCGTGCGTTGACATCGGAAGTTGCAGACACTGTAACGGGAGAAATTCTCAGGCCAGCAAAACTCACTAAAGACGGCCTTGCCATCATTGTAAAATTACCAAAATAGGAGACCGCATGTCAATCATTGCCAAAGCAGAAAGCGACAACTTCGAGAAAACACCGACCGGGACTATTCAGGCCGTGTGCGTATTCATTCATGACATTGGTTTACAGCCTGGGGAGTATCAGGGCCGCCCCAATGTTGCTCACAAGATTATCATATCATGGGAGCTTTCGGAGAACATGACATTGGGGGAAAATGTCGGGAAGCCGTTCATGGTGAACAAGTACTATACGCTTTCTCTTTCAGAGAAAGCAAACCTCCGCAAGGATTTGGAAAACTGGCGGGGCAAAACTTTTTCAGAAGCCGAACTCAATGGATTTGATGTTGAGAATATCCGCGGAGCAAATTGTCTCCTGACCATTACTGAGACAGAAAATGGCAAGCGGAAAGTCTCGGGCGTGACCGCTCTTCCCAAAGGAATGCCACTTATCAAAGGTTCGCAATCTTCCCCATCAATAAAGTTCCTTGAATGGATTGACCGGGAACGAGCAAAGGCCATTCAACCAAGCGTTGATGACCATGAACCGCCGCCAGTTGAAAAGGATGATTTGCCATTTTAATGAAGCGTACCTTTTCCGGCAAAGTCGCGGATAAGAAGTTAACCGTTTACGATGAAGCAGATATGAAAAGCTGGATTGCTTCATTGGATGGAATGCCGGTATCGGTAACGATTGAAAAGGAAACTCACAAGCGGAGCAATCAGCAGAACCGTTTCTTGTGGGGGATTGTATATAAAACGATCTCAGATTTCACCGGTTACGATGAAGATGAGGTTCACGCTCTTTGCAAGGAGAAATTCAATCCCAAATTCTTGAACATCGTCAACGTCAACACCGGCGAAGAAACCGAAGAACGGATTGCCGGTAGCACGGCGAAGCTCTCAACAAAAGATTTCATCGAGTACGTTGAGAAGATTCAGAGATATTTCGCAGGGCTTGGTTGCGTAATACCGGACCCGAATCAGCAAAATTTTCTTGAGGAATAATGCAAACCGAAATCGAGAACGCCATGAGGGCTGCGGCATGAGAATAATGGTAGCATTGATCGTTAGCATTTTGTTTCTTGGGTCAAGGGTATCGGCACAAATGCCGGTTGCGCCAATCAGAACTGAGAAAGTGATAGCGGATTATTCATTTGGTGCACACCGGGAAGCCTTACAATGACATTTACAAGTATAGGTTTATTGATACCGTTCAGTGTGGTGCGTTGGTGTATCATATATTTGAGGAGTACGAACGATGAACCAGAATGATCAGGCGCGTTTCAGGAATATGACGCGTGTCGGGTTCCTGCTGTATACGTTCATAATATTTATTCTTGGTGCAGGATTTGGATGGATGATTGGTGGGATTGATTGGTCGGACGTTCAGGATAAACACCCAGTGAGTTTCCGGAACAGTATGACTGATACCAACGCACATCTTGGCGGTTTGAATGATACGATCCTGGTGAGGCGTTTGAGTGGTGATGATACTGGATTTCCAGCAACAGGTGTTGTGTATAACCGTTTGCCTTCCGGAGACACGGTAGCAATTGTGACGTATGGTGATGTCATGAGAAGCCAGATGTCGAAATATCAGGGGGTGGTTAAATTGCCAATGGGTGGTGGAGTTACAGGAGAAATCAGTGGTTGGTCGTCACAAATTGATTCATCATGGACAATTGATACAAGCAGAAGTTTAGGGAATTTATTCCAACTGCGTCCGGGGATACCAGTTAGCTTTGATCGATATCGTCTTGACAAAGACAGCGTGTCCGACAGCGAGAAGTTTGAAGAGGAGCGAATTGATACGGTTGTTATGAGTAACAGCTACGGCGGTAGGCCGATAACTTATCACTTCGTTTTCAAGAGTCGTAACCAACATGAGTACTGGCGCAACTTGAACGTGTGTCAGCTTTGGATGATTCCTTATCAAGGGCTGAATGATAAGGCTCGGCGCGAATTGGACGAAGGGCGGAAGTATATACTGAACGTGTGGACAACCGAGGAAGGTCAACAGTTGAACCACTTTGAGTGAAACAAGTATGAATAAAGACTCCCTTCGCTTCCTCACTTACGTCCTATTCATCATAGGAGCATTTTGGATTATCGTTGAGGCGATGAATAAGTGACCACATCCATGACAATCCCTATTGAACTACTCGATCAACATCTGATTGCACTCGGTAAAACCGGTGCCGGGAAATCTTATGCTCTCCGTGACCTGATTGAATTACTTTTGGATAACAAGCGTCGCGTCTGCATTATAGACCCAAAGGGCGATCATTGGGGAATACGATCAAGCCCAAATGGGAAGAAAGCCGGATATCCCGTTGTCCTGTTTGGTGACTTCAAAGAGGAATTGGCCGACGTTATTCCGATCAATTCCCGGGTCGGGAAGGAAATCGCCGAACTCGTTGCCACTGGCAATAGGCCATGCGTCATCGGATTTCGCGGATGGATGCCGAACGACCGCACGAAATTCTGGATTGATTTCGCCTCGACATTATTCAATCTGAACAAATCTCCTTTGTGGCTCCCGATAGATGAAGTCCATAATTTTTGCCCGAAGGGAAAGATTCTTGACCCCGAAGTAGGAAAGTCAATTCACTGGACGAACCGTCTGGCAAGTGAAGGCAGGGGGTACGGGATACGGCTTCTAATGGCATCTCAACGTCCTCAGAAAGTCCATAATGATACTTTGACGTCGGCTGAAACCCTTGTCGCAATGAGAGTGATTCACGCAGCCGACCGTACTGCTGTAAAAGAATGGATTGACGGTTGCGGAGATCCTGAGCGCGGAAAAATCGTTATCAACTCTTTGGCCGGGATGAAACGAGGAGAAGCATACGTATGGTCGCCGGAGATCAACTTCTTTGAACGGTTGACTTTCCCAAAAATCAAGACGTTCGATTCCTACAAAGCGCCAGAGGAAGGAAAGCACGAGTATATTCAGGGATGGGCACAGGTGAACCTGGAGGAAGTAAAGAAGAAGTTGGCTCGCGTCATAGAGGAAGCCAAAGAAAATGATCCGGCAGAACTCAAGAAGCGAATCAGAGAGTTAGAACGTGAGCGGCGTTCTATCCCGTCAGGAAAGATAGATGAGGGCGTTGTGAAGCGTGCCGCTATCAGAGCAAAAGAAGAGGCCGTAAGGGAATACTCTCAACACATCAAAAAGCTCGAGACATTGATTCGCAAACAACAATCGTCAATGAAACATGCCGCGGAAATGTTGATTGATGTAGGAGTTGAATTACCGAAGATTGTAATTCCAGAGCCGAAGTTAAGCGAGTCGGCAACAATTACTCACCATCAGCCCGTTCCGATATCTTCAATCAGAGAACAAAGACAACCAATGTCTGCCCGGAACGCTGGACAGTACGGCGATTCCGATGTTAAACTCATCCGCGGCGAGAAGTTGATGCTTGCCGCGGTAGTGAAGTGGAGAGAAACCGGGATTACATCGACCATGATGCGAGTGCAGGCCGGCATCAAGCACAAGGAAACCCTGCGACAATATACGGTCAGATTGAAAGGTGCCGGATTCATTGAGCAAGTCGGCAATCTCTATTACCC